AAGCGGAGCAGGTATGACTGGCTTAGGTGGTGCTATTACAGGGTTAACTACAAAAGGTGTAGGTACCGCTATTGTTGCAGATACTGTTGTACCAGGAAGCTTTAGAAACTACCAAAAAGATGGTATTGGTATGATGAGACAGAAAGGTGCAATAGAGTTTATTACAGATCATTATGGTGGTGCTGCAGAACTCTTTGGACCTACCGTTGCTAATGGTATGAATTCCCCTCAATTTAAAAAGTTTGATGGGATATTAACAGAATCAGGTGCAGCTTTTGCAGGTGCAAAGATTCTTCAATATGGTGGTAAATTTCTTTGGAATGCTGGTAAAGGGATAAGAAGTGGTATGGGTAATGCTGTCCAATGGGGGCAGAAGAACTTAGACGATTTTGCTATCAGTACTCATTCTCACTCCACAAAAATAGGTGAGGAACTACTTAACCAAGAAGCTTTCTTTAGAAAGTCTCAACAACAATTAAATGATATAGCTGAAGCTGGTAGAGAGCAACTTAAGAAAGGATCAGAAGGTTTTAGAAATGCATTTGTAGGTACTGCTGATGATCCACAAATATTATATGGTGCTTATAAGAATGGTGCCAGTATGATAGGACAAGGGTACTCTAAAGCGAGAAGTGGTATACGACAAGTTATAAATGATTTAGATGAGATACGTCATACAATAGGAACAGGACAATCTGGTAGTACAGATTCTTTATTCTCTATTACTGAAATGGCTAAAGCTGCTAAAGGTGGTGTAACCGATTCAAAAATAGGTAAATTTGCTAAAGAATTAGTAGAAGATGGTAATTGGAAAAAACAGCTAAAAGAGTTCAATCCATTACAACAAAAGAATCCTACTAGAAAATCTGGCTCTCAAAGTGCTAGAATAAGTATTCAAGAAATACTTGGTAGAGATGCTGCATCTATGCATCCTGATGAATTTTGGGAAGGTGCTATATTAAATGGTAAGTTAGATGCTGATTCATTTGAGAAGCTTTCAGATTTCGATCAATGGGCTGTCAAAAATATGGAAGTCCAAGATGGTGTTAACCAATCTCTATTAAAACAACTAAGAGATTCAGCTAATGCTACTGGTGAAATGTTAGGTAAAACTGATATTTTTGCTACAGATGGAGCCATGAGAAGAATTGCAGATAATCTTACTGTAGGTTTATCTCAAGTCAAAAAGACACAATATAGTTGGAATTTAGCTCGTCAACTCTTAAAAGAAAATAATGGTAAAGTTACCAAAGAGATGATGGATGTCCTTAAATCCCAATCAGCAACAGCTGAAAGAAGGATTTTACAGGAAACAAAAGAGGGCATCAACTTAATGACTCGTATGCTTCAAGAGCAAGGGGATGATGAATTAGCTGAAGCAATACTAGATGTATTTAAAGTATCAAATGATGTACATAACTGGAAAGATTTTGACGCATGGATGCATCAGAAATTAGTAGGTGGTGAGTTTCAAGGTAAAGTAAAGACAGGTGAACTAATTCATAACCTACAAGGGGTAATGGTTCAAAGTATCTTAAGTGGTCCTAAAACTCCTTTACGAGCACTATTAGGTACTACAACAAATGCTTACCTCAACGCTATTAATGAGGCTGCTGGAGCTATGCTACGATCACCATTTACAAATGATGTGGCAAGTAGAAAAGCATCAGTTGCTAAATTAAAAGGTATGTTTGAATTGGTACCTGAAAGTTGGGAAGTATTTCAAAAAAGTTGGAACGCTAAATTTAATGCAAATATTGCAGATATTAGAACTAGATACTCTGAAGCTCCTACACAAGGTGATGAGTTATGGGAAGCACAACGTATTTGGACTGAACAAAGAGGTACCGCTGGGGAAAAAGCTGCGTTTTATATAAACAATACAGCTAGAACTATGACCAATAATAAGTTATTTGGTTGGTCTCCACGTGCTTTAGCAGCTGTAGATGATACATTTAAACATTTATTAGCTAGAGCTAGATCCAAAGAACTTGGAATGAGAACAGCTTTAGATGTAGTTGGTGATGATTTTAAACATCTTACACCTGATATTCTCAAGAAAGCTGAAGATATACATTTCCAAAATTTATTAGATGCTGATGGTAATATTAACTTTGGTAATGATTCATGGTTAAAAAAGCAATTTGAAGAAGTTACTTTAACATCTGAATTACAAGGGTTTTCTAAAAAATTAGATGATGTATTTAATTCAACTCCATTAGTAAAACCATTCTATCTATTTGCTAGAACAGGTGTTAATGGATTAAACTTTACATTTAAAAATACTCCATTATTAGGTGCATTACATAAAGAATCTATTGATATTTTAAGACATACTGGTAATGATTTTACAGCTTTACAAAAATATGGTATTACAAACGCTAATGATTTAGCTAATGCTAGAAACCTTTTTGCAGGTAGACAGGCGGTTGGAACTACTGTTGTCAGTGGCATGGCTGGGATGTATATGGGAGGTCAGTTAACAGGTAATGGTCCTGCTGATAGACAGCTTAAACAGAATTGGATCAATGCTGGTTGGAAACCTAACCATTTATATATTGGTGATGTAGGTTTTGATTATAGAACCTTAGAACCTTATAATGTTATATTTTCTGCTATTGCTGATATTGGTGATAACATGGAACTTATGGGTAGTGAGTGGGCTGAAAAACGTTTACAAGCTGTAGCATTTGTATTAGGACGTGGTTTACAAGGTAAAACTTACATGTCTGGATTAGATCAAATGATGCAAATAATGCAAATGAAGCCAGGTGCAATGGATAAAGCTGCAGCAAATATATTAAATAATAGTATACCTCTTGCAGGTATGAGGAATGAATTTGGTAAATGGGCTAACCCACATATGAAAGAGTTAAACTCTGACATGTGGACTTCTATTAGAAATAGAAACCAAGCTACAGAATTTTTAGCTGGAGGAGAAAAACTTCCAGAGAAGAGTGATTTATTAAATGGTAAACCTATTAATAACTGGAATATAATTGGTAGATCTTTCAATGCTGTCTCACCCGTTGGTTTAGATATTAGAAACGATACCCCTGGTAGAAAGCTTTTATTAGATAGTAACTATGATTTGAAATCTTCAACTTATGCTTATGGTGGATACTCCTTTGTTAAGGATGCTCATGTTAGAGCACACTTCCAGAATGCTATAGGTACAGTTCCAATTACTGTAGGATTTAAAAAGTTTAAAAATGTAGAAGAAGCATTAAATCATTTATCCACCAGAAAAGATGTTAAGAATTCTATGGAAGATATGCAAAGAGATAGCTCAAACCCAGCCAATTGGGATCTTGATCCTAATACATATCCTCATAATACTCTTATAGATAATATTATGAACCAAGCTAGGTCGAAAGCTTGGGCTAAATTAAATGATCCAAGTCACCCAGGATACTCTAGAGTTCAGCAATTAAAAGCTGAAAAAGATGGTAAGGATTCTAAAACCAGAGATAACAGACAAGAAATCTTAGATCTTAGTTTTCCAAATAAATCCATAGAAAATTTCCCTAAGTAACTAAATGGCACATACAAGCGTAACAAAAACACATTCCCAGAATACGGGAGCAGCTAATACATTTAGCTACTCAGGAAGTTTTGATGTATTCAAAGGAACTGAAGTAGTTGTATTATTAGATGGAGTAGAGCTAACACATACAGCTTCTACAATTAATGAATCAGCTTCCCCCCGAGAATATACTGTAGACACAGCAGCTAAAACCGTACATATTGGTGGTGCTGATTTATCTAGTGGTTCTATTGTACTAAGACCTAATACTGATATGGGTGACCCTACACCCAGAGCAGAATTTACTCCAGGTGCATCTATAACATCAGCTGACCTTAATAATAACCAACTCCAATTATTGCGTAAAGCAATGGAGTATGATGAAACTAAGATGTCAACGACTGGTGATACCATGACTGGTCACCTGACGATGGGTGAAGACACGACAATTATATTTGAAGGTGCAACAGATGATGGATTTGAAACTACTCTTACTGTAGCTGATCCTTCAGGTTCTGATAAAACTATTACTCTTCCTAACGTAACAGGAACCGTTGTAACGACTGGAGATACAGGTACAGTTACAGCTACAATGTTAGCTGCTAATTCTGTTGATTCTTCTGAGTTAGTAGATGGTAGTATAGATTCAAGTCATATAGCAAGTGGAGCAGTAACGACAGCTAAATTAGGAGCTGATGCTGTAGATGGAACAAAACTAGCAGACAATGCTGTTGATTCAGAGCACTATACAGACGGTAGTATTGATACAGCACATATAGCTGACTTAAATGTAACTGCAGCTAAGATAGCAGCAGATGCAATTAACGGTTCAAAGATTGCAGACGATTCAATTAATTCCGAACATTATATAGATGGAAGTATTGATACAGCTCATTTAGCAAATAGTGCTGTAGGTACGGCTGCATTATCCGATGACGCTGTTACTACAGCTAAGATAGCTGCAGATGCTATAACAGCAGCTAAAATAGCTGATGATGTTGTTAACTCTGAACATATAGCTGCAGGTGCAGTTGACTTAGAACACATGTCTGCTAACTCTGTAGACAGTGACCAATATGTAGATGAATCTATTGATACTGCCCATATAGGTGGTACTCAAGTTACAACTGCCAAGCTTGCGTCTAACTCTGTTACTACATCTAAGATTACTGATGCTAACGTAACAACAATAAAGATAGCAGATTCTAACGTAACACTTGGTAAATTACATAGTGATTTAAAACAAACAAGTGTAGCAGATAGCGACACACAACTTCCTACATCAGGAGCTGTTGTTGATTATGTAGCTGCTCAACTTCAGCCATTTGGTGGATTTGAAGCTATTGCTACTGAGGTTCTTTTCCCTAATACTCAACCTGCATCAGGTGTTGTAATTAGTATTGCAGATGCTGGAGGTGTTGTTGTTAATGGATCTGGTACTAGTACTACAGGTAGAACTGTAGGTGGTTCAACAGTAACTATTAATAATTTTGCTTCTAATTTTAACAGTTCAACTATTGCCGCTGGTGTTCATTTATTAGTTAGTTCTACAGGTTCTGGTCAAATATATAACTACCATAAAGCAACACTTAAAGAAGCTGATTTATTAAGTTTAAGTAACGATATAAATGATTTTGCAGCTAGATATCGTGTTCAATCTGGAGAACCATCATCTAGTCTTGATGCTGGAGATTTGACATTTGATACTGCAGCTGGCAAGATGAAGGTATATGATGGAGGATCTTGGAATGAAGTAGCTTCAACTGGTGATTTCAAATACCTTGTAATGACAAATGCAGGTACAACTAATACTGCTACTTTAAATGGTAGTAATGTTACGTTTGACCTAAAAGAAAGTTCAACTGGTGGTGTAGCAGCGGCTATAACAAATTCAGCACAACTTATGGTTAGTGTTAATGGTGTAATCCAAAAACCTAACACAGGTACCAACCCATCAGGTTTAGATGGATTTGTCATGGCTGATGCAGATACTATTACATTCTGTGATGCTCCAGAAAGTGGAGATGAGATATTTATAATTCAATCAGGATCAGCACTTAGTATTCCTACACCAGGCGATGGTACAATTAGTGCAGCTAAGATAGCATCAGGAGCTGTAGAAACAGCTAAAATTGCTGATGGTGCAGTTACTACAGCTAAGTTAGCTAGTGACGCTGTTACTGGAGCTAAGATTGCAGACGATGCGATTAATTCAGAACATTATACAGACGGAAGTATAGATACTGCACATATAGCAGCTGATCAGATAACTGGTGCTTTAATTGCAGATGATGCAGTTGGTCATGAACATATAGAAGATTTAGATGGAGATGTAAAATTTCTTGATAATAGACATCTCTTATTAGGTTCAAGTAGTGATCTACAACTCTCGTCTGGTGGTACTGGAGGTTTAATTAAAACCACTACTGGAGCATTAACTATTGCAACAGCTTCATTACATATTAATAATGCAGCCGATGATGAACAGTGTATACATACAACTGAAAATGGTTCTGTAGAGCTTTTCCATGATAACGTTAAAACTTTTGAAACACACGCTAATGGTATACAAGTTCAAGGGTCAGAAGGAACAGACGGATGGATCCATCTATACGCTGATGAAGGAGATGATAATCACGATAAATGGAGACTTTTAGCTAATAATACTACTTCAAGCTTCCATCTTGCGAACTATAACAACGGATCAGCTTTTGAAGATTCCATTGTAGCTTATGGTGACGGAGCCGTAGAATTACTTCACGACGGCAGTAAGAAGATTGAGACAACCTCAACTGGAATATCAGTAACAGGAGGTGTTTATTGTAATACTGATGGAGCTACTAATGGTGTTCAAATTGGTGCTGGTAATGACTTAATACTTCAGCATAATGGTACAAACAGTTTTATTGATAACAATACAGGTGATCTTTATATACAAACAACTGGTTCTGGTGACGATATTTTAATTGAATCTGCTGATGATTTCACTGTTAAAGTTGCTGGATCAGAAACTGCAATTCAAGCGACTGGTGATGGAAGCGTGGCATTATATCATGATAATAGTCAAAAATTCACCACATCTGCAACAGGTATTGAAGTTACTGGAAATGTTCATGTTAATGATAACAATAAATTTACCGCAGGAGATTCTGCAGATTTAGAAATTTTCCATGACGCCTCGAACTCTTATATAACTGACTCAGGTACTGGAAACTTAAACATTTGTTCATCAAAAGCACAGATATTAAATGCTGCAGCAAACGAGGCTATGGCTAAGTTTATTGCTGACGGAGCCGTAGAGTTATATCATAATAACGCTAAAAAAATAGAAACTACTTCCTGGGGCGTGTTACATCAGGGAGGTTCAAAAGCAGATGGGACTGGTTATTTCAAAGTAAATGATGATGGTCATTTCTATGCTGGAGATGATGAGGATTTATGGATATATAGTAATGGTAGTAATTCATGGTTTAAACAGAATACTGCTGGTAATATGTATTTCAAGTCTTATGACGGCCAGAGTATTAGATTGTTAGACCATGATGGCTCAGAAATGCTTAAAGCTACTGACAAAGGGTCTGTAGAATTATATCATAATACCACAAAGCGTTTTGAAACAACGGCTAGTGGCTGGAAGAGTGAAGACAATGTAAAAGGTGTCTTCGGAACAGGTAATGATCTAGAGATATTTCATGACGGAACCAATACTCTTATTGACAATAATACTGGCCACCTTTTCCTTCAATCTGATAATCTTCAAATTACAGATAAAGAAGGTAGTGACGCTATGGCAAAGTTTTTACATGACGGAGCCGTAGAATTATATTTTGATAATTCTAAAAAGGCAGCGACGGCTTCAACGGGATTTGATGTTACTGGTAAACTAAATGTTACTACTACTAGTACAACTACTAATGTAGCTACCTTTAAAAATACTGGAGATGCTTCAGACGGAACAGAAATCCAATTTACAAATGATAGTTCTTCACCTGCTGATGGTGATCAAACTGGTTATTTACAATTTAATGGTAATGATTCCAATGGAAACGCAACTATATATAATGCAATTATTGGATATACGGATGACGTTACAGATGGCACAGAAGATGGAAGTTTAAAATTCTTTTGTAGATCTAATGGTACCTTTACTCAAAGATTAGTAATAGCTGCAGATGGTACGTTTACAGGTTCTGGTTCTAATGATATTTCTGATGAAAGATTAAAAGACAACATTGCAACTGTTGTAGATCCAATTGCAAAAATAAAAGCATTAAAAGGTAGAACATTTACATGGAAATCAGAAGCAAATTTACCAACAGGTACTAAGTATGGTTTTATAGCTCAAGAAGTTGAAACGGTAGTATCTGAACTTGTCGATGATCAACATGGTCTTAGACAGTTTGATAAAGATAATAATTTAATACCACAAGATGAAAAAGCAAAACCAAACCAAGATGAAGGTACAACTGAGGCAAAAGGAGTCAATATAAATGGTGTTGTACCAATCTTAGTAGAAGCATTAAAGGAGGCATTAACCAAAATCGAAACACTAGAAACAAAAGTAGCTGCATTGGAGGCTAAATAAACTATGGCAAACTCATTAACTAAAATTAATTCTGCTGGAATCAAAGATGATTCTATCGTTAACGCTGATGTAAATAGTGCAGCAGCTATAGTATCTACTAAATTAGCTTTTACAACTACTGAAACAAATGGTGTAGCAACTACTCTTCAAGAAAGTTTAGAACGTGTTTTCGTTTTCGAAGACTTTGGAGCTAAAGGTGATTGGAATGGTAGCTCTGGTACAGATGATACTACAGCTATAACTAATTGTTTAGCACGAGCAAAGGCATCTAATAATGCTTTTGCTTATGGATCTCCTGGCAAACAATATAGAATTACTTCTACACTTGCTTTAAATGGTAATCAAATTGATGGTAGAGATTGTACTTTTATTAAAGATCATGCTGGAGTAGGAATTAAAGTTACAGGTGGATCTACCTTTACAGATCTTAAGAATTTTAAATTAGAACCTAGCAGTGGTAATACATCAAGTGATTGGACTTTAACTGATGGTACAGAAATACAAGATGGAAGTTTTGTTGCTAATGAAACTTATATTATTGATACTGTAGGTTCTACTGATTTCACTGCTATCGGTGCTGCGGCTAATACAGTTGGTGAAATATTCACTGCTACTGGTACTGGCGGCTCTGATGATGGTGGAGATGCAAGACAATTAAGTACTTTTAAACATGGTATATGGGTTGAAGGTACAAGAGTTCGAGCAGATAATGTTACAGTTACTGGTCATAAAGGATGTGGTATCTATATAAGAGATAATGCGTCTGGACATAATTGTAATAGATCTAGATACACAGATATCATATGTAATACAAACTCTATTGCTGGTTTATTTTTAGATGGATCAACAGCAGTTGATGATGATATGGCTGCTATGATCATTCGAGGGCAATTTAATAGTAACAAAGGCTATGCAATATATGCTCCACAATTATCTCCTGTAAGATCTTCTGATATTTGGATTCAACAAGCAGAAGGTAATTTTGCTGGCTCATCTTTTCCTGCCAACTTTAAAGACGATTCACACGCAACTTGTAAACATGCAGTTACTTTTGATAAAGCACGTAATTGTACAATTGGAGGTTATGTAGAACAATCAGCTGGATTTGAACTGAAGTTAGGTAATAATACATCTATGTGTAATGTTCACTCACAAAGAGAGAACCAAGATATAGATACTAGTACTTCAGATGATAACGTATGGAGAAGTGGAAACCGCTTACATACTCCAGAGCAAGATACTGTTTTAACAAGTAAAACTAAAAAACTTGCTATTACTACAGCAGGATTAGGTATCAGTGAAACCTCTCCAGATACAATGCTTCATGTAACTAGTTCTGCTAAGGAAGTTGCTACATTTGAATCAACTCTTAATGCAACTAGTGCAAATGAAATTGTATTTCATGGAAATAGAGGAACTGCTAATGCAGCTGATAATGATATTACAACTTCATTTTCCTTTAATGGTTCTACTGATGCCGCAGCATCTGCAACTTATGCTCAATTAAAAGTTACTGCTACAGATGTATCAAATGGTAATAAAGAATCAAAAGTTACTTTACATGCCAGAGGTAGTAATAATATGATTGAGGCTTTAACAGTAGATAAAGGTGGTATCAATGTAACTGGTTCTATCAATATTAGTGCTGTACCAACATCAGATCCTGGTGTAGCAGGTGAATTATGGAGAGATGGAACTGATTTAAAAATTTCTATAGGTTAACTTATGGCAACAATTAAATGGAATGTACATAACTTAGAACGTGAAACTTCGGATGGTTATGTATATAAAGCACATTTTAGAGTAGATGCAGTTGAAGATAAACTTTTAAGTACTTATGTAGGTACTACTAAATTCAAGAAACCTAATACGTTAATTCCTTATAAAGATTTAACTGAAAGTAAAATACTTGAATGGATAAAAGCTAATGTTGATTCTACTGCTATTGAAGCTTCATTAAATCGAGATATAGCTCAAAAGAAAGAGCCTGTTATATCAAAAGGGTTACCTTGGGTAGTGGAGGATAAAGATTAATTTCTATTAATGGCTGGTATATTACTCCCTAAGCCTAACCTCCCTAAGCCCGTAGACCTGCCTAGAATCGATTTTAAGCCCCCTTCAGCTCGGATACCATCATATAAACCTATGGTGATCCCTCCGAGCGATCTAGAGGCTCCTGCAGACACTAAAGCTGAAACTCAAGAATCAACAGAACAACCAGTTCAGCCTAAATTAAATTTACCTGTAATTGATATACAGTTACCTTTACCAACTGCTGAAGTCGTAGCCACTGCTACATATGCAGCTGTGGCTGCTGTAGCTACAACAACATTAGCCACCCCATTCTTTGATCAAATAAAGAAGAAACTTACTAAATTCCTACAAGGCAAGATTAATAAATGGAAGGAAAACAGGAAGAAAAAAAAGGACTCCTCGGAAAGCTAAAAGATGCTGCTGAGGATCAAGAACACCAAATCCAAATTCTTGGTACATTTGTCAGACTTGGCGTAGTGGTTTGGTCTGGCTTTATTATAACAATGAATTATGTGGAATTACCAATGGTTAAAAAGTCTGGTAACTCAGATATAACCTTTGTAGCTTCGGTATTTACTGGAGCACTTGCAACATTTGGTTTGACCACTGGTAATAAAAACGGAAGTAAACCCGTCAACTGTCCAATGGCAAAGAAAAAGGAAGAATGAAAAAATGGTTTTTACTCTTCCTACTGGCATCACCCACGGTAGCGAGAGCAGAATTAGTAACCCCAAACTTCACCCAGGGTTCGATG